GACGCCGTGGTTAAACCCCACGTTGTGGACGCGGGTCCGTAAGTGGTGGCAGCAATCTGGCTGTTGTTCGTGGCTTGCCAAAACTTGATCTTGTAATGGATCGTGAGAATGGCCAAAGGCCCTAGGGCTGCCGCCAAATCCATGGCGGCGAACAACGTGAAGATTGAAGGGATAGCCAACTCTGGCATTGATTCAGGTGCACAAAAGTATTGAGCTTGCTGAGGACACGAAATGACGTAAGCGGCTTTCTGAATGACCGAGTTGAGTGCCGAACCCGGACGAGTGTAACCGTCTCGGATGACTGCATCACCCGTTTCGAACATTGTCATTTCCTCTGCAGGATTTGAAGTGCAAACGCCCATGACTCCTCCCGGAGTGGTCATTGGACAAAATGGCGTGTATTCAACCACAAGCTCTTCAATACAGAAAAGATCATATAGATCAGCGAACGCCTTCAGGCGAGTCGATCCCATCAACGTCGGATTGATAGGAAGTGTGGCCATGGGAAAACCAGCTGGAGTGACTATAGCTGTTTGTCCGGCGGCCTGGCAAAAGACTTCACTGCCCGTGAGGACGATGATGTCTGAGTTGCCATTTTCTTCCGTCTTCATGCTGGGCAATTCTTCGCTCAGCGTGACTTTGTGCGCAATGGGTTCGCCTTCATAGGCTTCAATTTCCTCATCGAGAATATCATCAAGATGATTTTGCGCTGCCAATTCCTCTTCAGATGGCTCCTTGGAGAGATCTGAATTGGCCTGAATCTTGCGCAGAACAGCTTTCGCTGTTTTAATCCGATCAGCATGCAAGCGAACATGCGTCGGGTCAGCTCTCATAGCGTGCTTGAATCTAGCTGCTAATTGTGAGGGGGTGACTTTGGTCCCAGCGGAGTAATTCTCAACACCTTTACCAGTTATCAGAGCGGTCTTCTTGGCCTCTCCCTTGGCCTCTACAATAGGCTTAGCAGCATCGCGAGGAGCGGTTCGAGCCCCTCCACGACGCTTCCGATTTCTTGCATTACGCTTGGTTCGGGCTTGTTTCGAGCGTTTGCGCTTGCGTCGCGGCTTTCCAGCTCCTCCCGGGGCTGTCGCTCCTCCTGGGGATCCAGAAGAGCTGCCAATGACTGAAGCAGATCGGTAGGCAGGTCGCTTTCCGATTGCCCCTGCGAGCGCAGCAAGCTTGAGAGCTGTTTGGAGATCGAGTTTTCCTCTTTCTTGGCTTCCTTTTTGCCTCGCACCGGTTTTGGCATGAGACATTGAAGATTAAGTTATCCCGGCTGTTTGTCCGTTTGTTCACGTGGTTGCCTCCACGCCCATGCTACCCTCCCTCTCTTTATTGCATGGGCCCTTTAGTGATTTAGCCATACTCAACATTCGCCATCACCTCATAGTGGGGATGGGAAGCGAAGAATGACTTCGTTGGACTTGCGGCCGCCACAACAGTGATGGCCGCTAATTGTTCTCGACACCAAGAGGCGGAGAAACCATATCGCGTTTGGAACAGTTGTTCCCAGCCCGCATCAGTGGGCTCAATATCCGCCTTGAGAAGCTCGCGCTGCCATGGACTGGTTCCTTCGGCCGCCGGGGAGCTCGCCAAGGTCCGCCATTTCAGGCTAGGCTGCTCGACCACACGGTCGGCATTGGACCACATCGCCCGTATTCCGGCGAAGAGTGGATCCATTCGATGGTGTTGGACAGATGACGCGAGAGTGGCTTGCGCGCGCAAAACCGCTTCTTCATATGTGATGCGTGGCTCACCAGGTCGCCGCATAATCTCACGGGGATCGCGGAGCATTTTGGCGAATTTCACGATGCGGCCAGGAGCAGCACAAACCGCCAAGCAGGGCACAGGGCCTGCGGGCGTGTGGCAAACCGCTGGGACGAAGACGCATTTCAAGAAAGTGCGACCGACAAACGCCTTCTCAAACGGCTCTCCGACAAGTGCGAAGCTCATGTTGGCTTTACAGCCAAACCCCAAAAACTCCAGGTTGGCAGTGAAATCTTTGATGATGGCTTCTGGTTGGAATAGAGAGTTACTCATTTCAGTGTAGGTCGCCCCGGGATTCGGTGCGTTCTCATGAGAATCTCGCGAGATGCAATTGAAACAACCCGCGTCGTGCATAACCAACAGAGTCCCAGCGATCGCGTTGTGATTGACCGTCGTGTTGCCCAAGGAGGTATTTGGTCCCCCCGTAGGCCGAATGGCGTGCTCTGCAAGGTCGACTTCAATCGTGAATGTCCCGTCACGCGCTTTAAACTGCATGACGTTCTGGGTGCTAAAGCGCAGCGCGGCGATGTCCGGCTTGGCAAGTCCCAAGCCCTTGCTGATTTGCAAATCACGCCGCAAGGGCCCAAAACCTTGACTTTGGTCATACATCTTGAAATCGTTTTCAAGCTCAATGATGATGCCATTGGCCAGACAGATCGTGATCATGCTGTCATCACCGGCTGCAAAGACCCAAACCTTCGTGATGTCTTCGTCTTC